CGAACATCAAAATTTATCAACCCTTCATCTAGGGAAACAATTTTGATATGTTCAGTTACAAAATGCAGAGGATCTTGTTGACATCGGATGTACTCTCCTACTTGTTCCTCTGACCAATCTTGAGGTACATGAGCAGATTTGAGTAACGGATTTCCTAAGTAAGTTCCATGTTCAGTCATAATTTATTTTAATGGTGGAGCGTAAAGTAAACCGCCTCGGTTATATAATTTATTAAGACCTCGTTTTAGTCCTAACTTCTGTATGATGTTACGGTCAAATATCTCTTCGTAATTTCCCACTTGTTTAATTATATCATACGACCAAGTTGCCGACAATCCCATTTTGACACCAAGATTTGGATGGTCATCACCATTCTTTTCTCCCATAAATCTTTGAACATTTGGATCTATATTATCTATGAAGGTATCAATGTTTTTTGAGTTGATGCCCATCTCTTCTGCAATAAACAAAACATATACTGTCCATCTTACTATGTCAGACCATTTTTGGTCACCATACTTAACTACCGGCCCAAGTGGTTCTTTAGAAATTATCTCTGGTAGTATGATGTGTAATTCGGGATTGTTGAACCCTAAACGATTTGATGCCAACCCTGACCTATCTGTACCATACATATCACATTCACCCCTCAGATACACATTTTGAGACTTTTCGTTCTCAGGGACGATTATAGGAATATATTTTATTTCGTGTAACTCCATGAAGTCTGCAATGTTCTTTGCAGCTGTTCCAGACCCCTTGAAACATATTTTAGCACCATGCATCTGTTTTGCAGAGGATACACCTAGTGTTCTTTTAGTGATAAATCCTTGACCATCATAATATGTTGTTGGTAGAAACTCAAACTTTTTTTGAACATTTCTTGTAAAGGTGTATGTAGTTGCAGCAGACAACATATCAATAGTTCCATCTATCAAATGTGTAAATCTAGAAACTCCATCTACTATTTCATATTGTATAGCATCTATATCTCCAAATACAGCTGCTGCGACTGCTTTGCAAATATCAACATCAAATCCTTCCCATACTACACCAGTTTCAGAATCATATACTTCTTCGGAGAAGCCAGGAAAATCATCGTTAGTTCCACAAATAATATATCCTCTTTTTATTACTCTATCAAATGTAGTTCCGTATGTTGGATAGTATTCTGGTGATGGTTCATCCTTCTTATTCATCACCATCTGTTTGACTTTTTCTATTTCAGTCAAAGTCATTCCACTATGATCCATCATCGGATGCGTAGACTTTTCTTTACCCATTGCAGAATTGTCTATGACCATCATCCAAAATATCCACACCAGACATACAATAAGTTTTCCAGCCGGTGTCATTTCAAAGTCCTGTAAACTGCCATCAGTTCTTCATCTGATGGATTTGTCGCTGAAGAATATCTCTTATGTCCCACTCTCATGAATGCTTTGATATCGGAAAAACTTGGATATTTTGATTGTAAATTATGAAGTAGATGGTCAGGGTCTAAGTGACAAGATGCACATGCATTATCTCTTGCGAATACTCTTGTAGACCTTTTATATCTTTCACTTTGAACCAATACAGCAGAAAGGTCTTTCTCCATATATGTTATTCTATTATCCATGTCTGGCATAAGTAGAAAAATTAGATATACGAGAAGTGCAATGATGACGTAGATAAATGATTTACTTGCAACTATTTGATCTTTTTCTGCAAGTTCCAAATCTTGTATGTTCTCTATTTTTTTATCTAGCTCTTCAATGTCGTGTTGTAGTATTTTTTGATCTTTTCCGTTTGCTACAGTTTTATCTTGTTGTGCCATGATCTATTTTCTCCCCGCTGCATTCAACTTTTTGGTTACTTGAGTCGCGAACCATTTCAATACAATAGGAATACTCACATTAGAGGTAAGTCCAAACAGAAATCCTATAGGGAAGCGATAAGAAATAAATTCCGACAGTTCTTTGACGTTCTTAAAGACCACAAAGATTAATATACATCCTGTAAGAGACATACCTATGTTAATTAAAAGGTCAATCCCTATCAGCCAACTGCGGCCTTCGTATTTTTCTTTATTATCTGTTCTATAATTAAACAAGAAAAGCCAGAATGATGCAAATATGATAACAGCATACATTATCATTTCTGGTCTATCAAAAAGGGTATCCATAATTTTGCTCTTAATTTAGGGTTAGGGGAATCCTATCTTCTTCAAATCATTTATAGTAGAAGCGGCATCGGTATGAACTATTCCTATACCTCCGGCAGACTCCCAATCTCTGATATTTCCTTTATCGTCATCAATCAGTATATTAGGTCTTTTGTCTCGGCCGTCCATAGCAAAGTTTTTCTTATTTTGTCTCAATACAACTCTCATTCGTGATGATGGTACTTTGAAGTTTTTCATCATCCAACGCATTTTATCTTTTGAAGCCCTTTTGGCGATGGGCCCCCTTTGCGGTCTTGGAATCGCTGTCAACATGAAAGGAGAGAACTGTTTTATATATCCCCAAAGAACATCCGCATCGGGCATCTTTGGGAGTTGTAAGTATGTATCTACTGGTAGTTCACTCCAAAAATCATCTTTAAATCCTGTTCCAAGATAATTACCTGTAAACTTTAAAAAATCAGCGACGACTCCATCCATATCACAATAGATTTGTGGATTATCAAATTCCACTAAATGTTGTTTAAACCCTTGCATTTCAAACTACCTCCAGCAACCATAAAATATAACCAAGTACAATAAAAGCTAAAAGACAAACAATTGCAAAATCTGTAGGACTAAGATTCATTACTTATCCTCTATTGAATAGTTGAACGCCATTGTATCTTTTGTCGCTGGTGCAGCCATCTTCCTAAGCCATACACTGATTACCATTTCACCGCTTGGAGTTGGAAATGTAAAGGTTGGTTTACCTTTTTTCATTTTACGATCATCAGTTGCATTGACAATAATTTTAGCAAGTTTTCTTTTCTTTATCTCATCACTAACGTATCGGTCTTTCTCATCAGCTGTGAAGAATTTTACTCTACCGACTTCGTTGATAAGTTCTTTAAATGTTTTCATGTTTTACTCATCCAACTTATGATTGATGCTGCTATTGCTCCAATGGCACCAGCGACTAAAGAAGTCATACCCATAAGGCGCGACTTCCATTGTTCTACAGCACGGACTCTTTCTTCTAATTTTGTAAGGTGTCCTGTTACTCTACGCTCAGAATGACCGATTTCATCATGGATACTACCGGCACGTGAGTGTAAGAGTTTGAGTTCAGACCGAATCTCATCATCTACTTTACTGTGTCGTTCTTGTCTTGAATTTAACGATTTAATTTCTACTGTCAATTCTACGATCTTATCTGCGGTTGTGTCTAGTTTGGCTAGAAGAGTATCAATTTGTCTCCCTCTGACCTCTACCTCTTGTTGTAAAAGTCCGACTTGGAGTCTGACATCTTGTATCTCTTCTGCCATCTAATTATGCCTTAAATAATTGAGTCATTCGTATTAACTCAATACCTGCATTAAGACCTTCTTCAATTCTTTCAGAAATATCATCACCTTCATCTTCAGTTTCAAGATCCCATCGCTCAGATACAAATGAAATCAATTCATTCCATTCTTCAGCATCGAGGTCAGCAATTTCTGGAATGATATCTTCTATATTATCTATTGCTGGGCCCAATTTCTTGAGAGGTTCAATAAAATTAAGACCATCTCTCCAATTGAAATCACCATCTGCGTTTGACTTTTTAATTGCTTCTGCCAAAGAAAACACAAATGATAAAAGTTCTTTAGTTTCTTGTATTCCATATTTTTCTTCTGCCATTTTAACTTCTCCCATATTTGAGATAGAGCATAGGGCCACTATCTCCGTTTTGTAAAATGATAGGTCGCCTTGGATACTTTAGACCATACTCTCTGATTGTTTGTCCCACTAAACCATTACCAACATAAGTTTCATATCTGCCGTATTTCTTTTTACCTAGTCTGCAGCTATGGAATGTATCTGAATCTACTATGAATACATCCTTACCTGCGAATGTTGTTCTCTGTACTTCTTCAGTTATACCTGCACCTTTAAGATATTGCTTTCGTAACTTCTTCGCTTTATCTGTATCATCCTTTTTCTTCTTTGCGGTTAGTCCAGTATCTAATCCTGCGATACCTCCACCACCTACAGAGTTGGCAATTTCTTCAGTTGCCAGTGGAATATCTACCTTAATGGTAACTGGATATTCTTTCCCACCGAATTTGAACTTCTTTTTACCTTCTTTCTTTGCTGCGGAAGCCGCGGCCATAAACTCAGCTGCACCTTCTTTTTTTATTTTTCGTGCTTTCGTTACTTCTTCAACTTGTGTATCAAGATAATCTGCCATTCCATCAAGTTTATCTACTGCAATTGCGACTTTATTTGTCCACCAAGAAGGTAATGAACCTTCATCTGGAAGTTTACTCAATTCCATTTCCATCTTTTGTAATGCAGATTTAGCAACTTTTACTTGATTTTTTGCAGATGCAA